GCGCAATTCGCTTACGATCATCATTATACGATTGCTGCGCATTGATTCGCAACCCATAAAGCCGATTCTCTTTTTGCTTAAACGCAGTCCAGAACCGTTCTTCAAACTTGTGAACTTTTTCGGCTTCTGATTCCGGCAACATGGGAACAACATCGTCAACATTTTCATTGATGATAAGGTCCACAATGTTCCGGTCAAATCGAATCATATCCCTAATTTTATGAAGTCTTACGTATTCGTCTGCTTTAATTTTGATTTTGTGTCCATCATAAAAGGAAATAATAAATCCTTCTGCGTTTTTCAGACTGCGTGTATATTCAACAAGAGAATTAATATTGTCAAATGGCTCTACAACATCAACTGTTGGGATATGAAATTCACGAATTTTTTCCAGTAGCATAGAATCACTCCATTATGCATTTCTTGTTTATAGTGTAATGGAGAAATCAGGTGAAGTCAAGGGATTTTATAAATACATGCGTAGTTCGCGGACTTTGTGGTGATCGTCCCAACTACTCTATAACAGTAAGGAGTTACAGCTATGAATATTTATATAAGAATAATGGAAGATTTGTCACTAAAAAACAAGTATTATTATATTTGGTTATCTATAATCGGCAATGCCACAAAACGAGCATCAACGCGAAAAGAAGCAAAAGCAAAATTAGGATATGTTGAAGGACATCACATACTTCCCATTTCTTTTTGCCTCGGTGGAGAAAAAGATGCAGAAAATATCGTATACCTTACTGCCAAAGAACATATAATGGTTCACCGACTGATGTGTAAATTTTCGAAGAATGAATATAGAATAAAATCTCTACGTGCTTACCATTGTATGGTTTGGAAGAATAATGGGAATAGAAATTTACGAAAACCTTCGCTTCATGAATTATCTAAAGCAAGAGAAGCAGTTTCTATAGCAAACAAAGGCAAACGCGGAATGAGTTGTCCAGATTGGTTTGATATTTCAAGCGATTTGGAAATAGTCAAAGAAAGATTACAAGACCTTGTAAACGATTGTTACAGTGACCCACAAATAGGCAAAATATATGGTGTCAGTCCTACTTGCATATATAACTGGCGAAAGAAACTGGATATTCCAAATAGAAGGTGGCAATTAAGAGATGAAGGGTGGCTATACGAATATTATATCAATAAAAAACTTTCCTGTCAAGATATAGCAGATATAATAGGATGCACTGGCGCAACGGTTCAATTTCGTTTAAAAGATTTCAGCATACCCATTAGAAATTCTTATGAACGTCAGCAAAATGTTGATAAAGAGAAAAGAGGATTCTTTCCTGCCAAGGATATGGAAGGAAATAAATATTTCATCAAAAAAGATGACCCCAGATATATATCTGGGGAGTTGGTGGGATGGGCCAAAAATATCACCTGATTTGTAGATATCTACCAGTGATATTATCACGCACCGTTAGCAATACTAGATCATCTGTTTGATAAGGGACAACAATTTGGTTGAATGGACTGGTCCATTCAAAAGTAGGAGTCATCACATTCTCTATGCACCAAACGGCGAAATCCTTATACTTGGCGTTCTTCGCTATAAACTCTTCTGCCTGCATAGCCACTTCTGTGATGCCCATTTTTGTCATCCATCGGACATAACCATCCACCATCATAGGATGAACCATGCTACCATCCCGCTTGTCTTCAGTCGCATGAGGTTTTGACATGTCAATTTCGTGGGTCTGAGTTTCGGCTCTTTCATTGATGTTAAACCACTTATGCAGAGTTCGTGCAGCAATTTTACCGTCAGGATAAAATTTTATGCCGCGACATTCGCGACGAATAGCGCCGCCTAAATCATCTGGCCCAGACATATCAAAGGTATCTGGCATAGAAACCATATAGTTGATTACTGTGCCGAAGTCACGTTCAGCAACAATGAATTCTTCACGGTCTTTGATATGTGGCAACACATCGTCTATTGTACGGATTTCGGGGAATGTGTAGTTCATCAGACAATCTCCATCTAAACTTCAGTATTTTTCAACTTTTTTGCGTTATCGAATTCGTATTCAGCCTCGCGCAACCGCTTCTTAAAATCCCAATGCTCTTTCATCATACTTGCGCGTGTATCTTTTAGTGAAGTCAATTCAAATTCAATCTGTTTGATCTTTTTGTCAACTTCTGCAATACGTTCTGTCGAATACATTCTAGTTCCTTCCATTCCTTATATAGTAGTTATATACCGATTCGGGTTAAATGTCAACCGTTGCAAGCCCTGATCTCGCCGCTTTTTGTAATGTACTGACATTCATTTTGCAGATACCATTTTCCATTGGATAGTTTTAACATGTCAGAAAGACCAACATACTGCCCAGTTTCGAAATCACAGTCGGGATCACTATCAATTACATTAAACCATTCGTTTGATTTGTGCGAAATGTGTTGAACTAACATTAGATGTTCCTTTCGTTCCTTATAACAGTAATATATACTGATTCGGGATGAATGTCAACGCATGTATTCGATAACCTTTGGTTTCGTATCTGCTTTTTTCTTGAATTTTAAAAATTCTCGGTGCCTTTCAATCAAATCTTCTGCGTCTTGTCTTGATTTTACCATACAATATCTTTCTGCATATTCAGATATTTTTGTTGAATTTTTGCTATCATAAAGTGCCCAATGACTAAGTATGTAACTATAAATTCTTTTTTTATAAATGGCTGTATCTTGTGCCGAAATAAGTCCGGCGACAATATCAGGAATATCCGTATCAATTGCTTCCCACCCATTTTTTTCAAGTTTGTATATTGCCAAGTATCGTGGTTCTCCCAAGACGAAAACCTCAACAATTCCATATTTCTTTGGAAGAATCCTATTACGGATTTTATCCAACAGATTTTTCCAAGATACCGATTGCTTCTGTTTTATAGACATTGTTTTCCTCGCGAAGTATGTTAATTGAAAATTCTAATTGTTTATATTCTTCTCGCAATTTTGCAACATCGTCAATATTGTACACGTCATTTAATACATCGTCTGCAATCTTATATTTGATTTCTTCCATCTTTTCTAGATTTTTATTGATAACATCGTTGTTGATATCAATATTTTGTCCTAGTTTTTTGATTACTTCTGTGATCATTTAGTCTTCCCTTTGAGCTTTTCCATAGTCAACGACAACTGGAAATCGCGGAATTCCGTCTGGCGTTGGTGTAAAATACCTAACTGTTGCCCAATCAGGCTTTTCACCACTTTGGTATAGTTCTTTAAGAACATCTTGTGTCCCACGAATACCTGCTCCGAATCGTTGACCGTTAGGCAATTCTAACACAAACTGCTTGATGTGTCCAGACCAATTTCCTTGTCCTTCAGTCACTTGAACTACAGTAAATTCGTCAGTTAAAAACTCTTTACGCTTTATGAGATATTTTGAACGCTTATCTTGTTGATATACTGCATCCATACGAATCATCTGGCCTTCAAATCCGTTTTCAAGATATTCGGCATACAGTTTATCAAGTTGTTCCATATCGTATACTGCATAGGTTTCTACAAATTGGATATAATCTGGATTAACGCCGATTTCATTTTGTAGTTCATCCTTTGCCCAACTAAAACGATCACCAAAGAACGGATCATTGCCATATAGTTTTCTTTCAGTTTCTGGCATAAGAACCATATCATAAATGTGATACTGAACTAAGTTTTCAGCTTCGTCAATATCTTCTGGCTTTGGTTTTGTTTTGCGAACAAGTGATGTAATTTTATTGAAATCATCTCTCAGACAATGATTATATAGTTCGCCATCAAGAATTGCATCAGGGTGCTTATTAAAAAACGTTTCCAGTTCGCGAACAACGTGAGGAATAGATACAATCAATTTTCCCGCCCGAGTCCACAACCCATCTTTTCTGGCAATGCAACGAATACCATCAAGCTTAGGCTGAGATTTATATGAATTTTTTTCAAAATCATACTTGTGCTTTTCATGACCGGACGCAAGCATTGGTTTTGTTTTTGCAAAAGTATCAATGTTGCTGATACTATTGTAATAGCCACTTTCGCTTTTTTTGGTATATAATGCACGGATTTCTGCGTCTGATTGTTCACGTGCAGTGGTAGAATTGGATTTTCCGATGTTCTTTGCGCTGGTAGTTTTCCATTCGCTTTCTACCAGTTTTCCATCTGTGAGGCCACTAATAACGCGGTGTGCGGCGTCGTCTTCGGAATTATATCCAATTTCCATAGACCATACCCGAATTCTGCCAGCAGAGTCTCGTTTGTATAGTGGTTCGTATTTTTCTATTGTTTGAAACATTTTTATCCTTTTGGTAATATTTTTTGAAAATCATCTATTATTGTTACTGTCTCTGGAACACACATTATCTCAAAATGGTTATAAGGCAAATCCACATAATTTACGTCAGTTCTTGATTTTTGACTTCTAATAGTTATCACACCATCATTGTCAGGAATCATCCAAGGAACCCTGCCTTTGGTAGTTACTATATGAATCCATGGTATGTCAAGAACAATTTTCTTTGCTTCCAATATTGGTAGTCCCGTAGTCCCTATATCTTGTAGCAATTTGCTTTTTGGATTCGCGAAACGTATCCAATCGGCCAACGAACTTCCATTATGCGGGGTTGCGATACTCATGCCGCCTACACAGTCTACCTTTTGCGAAAGATGTATTGCATAAATCCCACCAAGGCTGTGTCCTATTACAAATAATTTCTTTTTCCTACATAGCTTTTCTTCCATTTTAGAAAGATTTTCATAAAATCCATCAATACTTGAATAATCTATTCTGGTATAATCTTTTTCGTTAAGTTCCAATTGCGAAATAATATAGTTAAAACTGTTGGTGCTAGAATTTGCCCCGTGTATAAAAACATAATGTGTCATGCTCTGCTCCTAAAATATATCTATATTTAGGATATAGGTTCTTTGCACATTTTATTTTTAATAGTAGTGTGAATTCCTGGGTTAACCCGAAGAACATGTGGCATTGCGGTATGACGAATATAATTCCTAGTATATTTAATATCATCATTTGACGTATCATGGACAAATTTTACGCCTTTTCGTTCACACCAGTTAAAGAATTCACTTTTGCGATTAAGTCGGAATGGACGTATCACATTGCAATTGCGATAGGGAATCACTTTGCCTTCGCCGTTTAGGCTACTCCAAATCCACGTCTCTACGCAATCGTCAAGATGATGGCAAGTGATTACCGGAACATCACAACCATGAAATGCCAGATATCTTTGGTTGCGCCAATGTTCTTCTTGGCTTGTTCGTGCAGGAACTTCTGGATCAATAAAATGTGCAACAAATGTCAAGTCATTTTCTGCAGTATATCGTTTTAAAAACTGGTATGCACTCTCAGAAGTTTCTGTCCGGTGATGAACAAACAGAATAGTAACATCATGATTTCTTTTTAAGAAATCAACAATGGCCATGCTGTCTACTCCCCCACTACACGCCACAACGACGTTGCGAGGAATTTTTCCCTGAATATTAATCATACGCTGTCTCCAGAAAAGATTAAGTGCCGCGCATAGGCGGCACCATCTTAGTATATCATTGATTTGTGCATGTCAACCAGAATGTCGATCTTTTATCATTTTGATTAGTCTTTCGGAATGTTCGTCTGCCAAATCAGTATATCCCATTTGGCGAATTTTTTCTATTGCGCTGCGGGTTCTTGATATTTCAACTGCGAACCAAAATCTTTTAAAGAATGTCACTATATTTCTCCTTATCTACAAAAATGCTTTTGGAAAGGAGCATTACCTCGTTCAATTTCACGCATTCTTCTTTCTAAATCGCTAGTATCAACCGATCTTTCAAGATAAATTTGTTCAGGGGACTTAAAATAATTTGCAAAAAAATGTTTTATTTTGTTAATCATTGTGCTTCTCCTTTATGTTTTTTATAAACAGGCATAGTTCCGTTGTTTTTCATCCAGAAGTAAGCGTATTGATAATCATTTTTAAATTCTGTTTTTGCAAGCATAATTATATCGCTGTCTGCTAGTCCAGAAAAGTCTGATGCAGGTTTTCGTTTAAATAACGAAATTAGTTTTTTCATTGTTTTGGTTCTCCTATGTGTATATGGTTTGTCCTTATATACTTATCATAGTTTTCGTCGAAATACCACTGCAATTCCGGCATTGTCGTTATGCAACCACTGCATAGCTATTCATCGCGCTCAATAGTCACCCTTAGCGGAAACCCACAGACGTTCGCCACTTCTGTAGCATCAGACGCCTTTTGTTGCGCTATTTCATAAGTATATTGCGCTACCACACACTTGCCTTCTATATGAATTTTTAGTGCTATTCCATTTGCTTTTTCTTCTGTGTGTTTAAAAAGCTCCATCAATATACTAATCACAAAATCCATTGTAGTAGTATCGTCATTGTGTATGATAACATTCCACTTTTTAATTTCAGAATAATCTATTTTGTTTTTCGTTATGGTAATTTCTTCTACATTTTCCATCTTAATCTCATAATGTTAGAGTTATATCATAGGGGGTTATTCCCCCTATGATAATATTAAATTTCAGTCTCTCGCACCTTCCGAGCTTACTGGTGCCGTGATATGAATCTTTTTTGGCTGCATTTCTTCTGGAACATTTCTCTTCAAGAAAATATTCAGAATACCCAAATCAAGATTTGCATATCCTACCTCAAGATGTTCTGCTAGAGTAAATTGTCTACGGAAATTTCTTCCGCCAATTCCTTTATAAAGGTATTTTACACCTTCTTCATTCTTTGGCGAATTTCCTTCAACCGTTAGAATGTTGGATTCTAATGTAATATCAATGTCATCAATCCTAAATCCGGCAACTGCGACACTAATCATCCACTCATCTTCATTCATTTCAACCACGTTATATGGAGGATAACTATTGGATTTTGTATTTTCAAACTGTCGTGTCATTTCGTTAAACAGTCTATCAAATCCTACGGCAGATCGCGAAATTTGAGGTAAGTCATAAGTAGTTAGTCTTGTCATTTTTTTCTCCTTTATTAAAGCAAGATTGGTTTATGAGTCCATTATGGCACTCACTTTTATTTATTGTTCTTTCTTAAGAATAGAACCATAGTATATCAGTCACTGTTGCGTTTTGCAAGTTCTTTTTTATATCGACGGATGGCTGCTGCTTTTTTCATTCTACGCTTTTCGCTTGGTTGTGTATAAAATTGCTTATCACGATAATCTTTAACGATACCTTCTGTGGCAACAATTTTCTTTAGCCTACGCATGGCTCCGTTAATATCATTGTTTCTTACTTCTACGTATGTTCCACGTAGACCTTTTTCTTCATTTTTATTTCTCATAAGTTAGTCTCCATTTTCAAATAAAATATCTATAAGTTGTGCTAATCCATCCATACCATAGATTACACTATTGTCGTTATTATCTTCCTTGTACAGCGCAATCGGATTTTGAAATTTTCTTTCAGTATAATTTATTACTTTCTCTCTATCGTTTTCGTCTATAATATCAAATGTATTCGCGTATCCTATTTCTAGCTCAAGCGGCGTAACGTTGTCCAGATTTATAATAATATACTCCGACTTTTTTGCAACTGCATCGGCCCATGCAATCGTATCCTTGTCTATATTTTCTTCGGAATAAAAGAAAACAAGATCAGAATCGTAAATATTCTTTTCAAATATTTTTTCTATATTATCTATTCTTTCTTTATTAAACCCTATAAGAAATATAGACAATCCATCTCCAACTAACAATAAGCTAGGTGGGGTCACATGATATGTGCTGTTAGATTCCATTTTTTAGTCCTTTTTTGCTTTAATTACCATATTTGTTTGTGTGGCATTTTCTGGGTTATTTGTTGTTTTTTTACTTCTGGGGGTTTTTGGGCTGACGGTAGTCTTAGTGTCGTTTTTCGGAACGGTAGATACTATGGGCATATCCCCAACATTAATTTTATCATTATCAGTGGCTGATGTTTTTCTTTTCCTAGTTGCTTTTTTAACGATTTCTTTTGGGGGTTCAATCAAAGTAATGGCAGCTATAACTAACGCAATTGCCAACGGGTCGAAAACAAATACCAACATTAATATAACAATTCTGACAGATTTTTCTAGGGTATTAATATCATCATCATCACCATAGATCATTTGAGCAATGTATTTTATTGGCCCAACTTCTGCTTCAAGTGACCTCACTTCTGATTCTACACTAAATCTTTCAGTTGTCAATGACAAAATCAAATCTCTGGATTCTCCTATAGATTCTTCCAGCGAACTAATTCTTTGTCTATCTTCCGTATCTGTTATTTGTGTTAGTTGCTGCCGTAAACTATAAATAACCTCGGTAATATTGCCTATTTCCTGCTGAGAAGAACTTCGTATTTCTTCAATTTGAAGCCTAGCAGTTATTGATTGTTCGTCAGGTTGTGCTAACAGATTATCAATTTGTTCCCTTGATGAAATTATGATTTTGTTAAGTTCGGCAATTCGTGTATGTGTGGCGGCTATTCTTTTTTCTTTATTTTCTTCAAATAGTGTTTGAGTGTCAGACAAACTCGTTCTTGCGTCGGTTATATCTGTTTGAATATCAGTAATATCTGTTTCTAACTCTGTCAAAAATTCTGTATAAATTCTCGTGGTCTCTGGGCCTACAACACCATCGCGATCAGAAGGTGGTATGCCTACAAGCGTTTGGAGTTGTATAATTTCCGTTCTATTTTCAGAAGAAAATAATATCTCAATTTGCGCCTTTTGTTGTTTAAGTCTATTTAATTGTTCATCAAGTGTAACAATAGTTTGTGTTAGTGTTTCTGATTGTGTATTTGTACCAGATAATAATTCTTCACGTTCGCTAGTTAAATCTACAATCTCTTGTCTGCTGTGAGTTATAGAATCTTGCAATGGCTGTATTCGTTGCTGTAATCTATTTTCTGCTCTAGAAATTATTTGTTCTTGTTCATCAATGGAAGGCTGGATTCTTGCAAGTATTCTTTCTATCCTATCTTGTTCTGTTTCAATCTGTTCTTGAATTCTTGCTATCTGTTTTGGGGCATTTGCACTTAACGCATCCATTTGCGCCAAATTTCTTTCTACCGTCGCTTCTTCTGTAAGAATAGATTGGTCAATTTGTTCTATTTTAGCCTGAAATTCTCCGCCAATTGCAGTTTGTTCTATATGCGCTTTGCTCAGAAATCCAAAAATCCCCATACTAGTTATTAGCATAAGAATTATAGTAGCAGACGTGAGATATACTTTTATTAATGAATTTGAAGTTGACCAGTTAGTATGTAACCATACTGCTGTTGTTATTTTTGCAACTTCCAACACAGAACCCATCACAATGATAGGAATCAAGGCCGCTGCAAAAATAGCGGCCAAACCAACAATACTATAATACGCCGCAACCACACTAATTGATAATGCGACAAATAACGTCCAAAACCCAAATAATCTCATAATCTTAATCCTTCACTTTAATGCCCAACCGCCTTCGTAAACTTTTAGAATTTTTGCCCCAGAAATACTGGTTGTTTCTACGAATGTAGACATAATACGTATATTTATATTGTCATTATCAAACATCTGGTCTAATAATGTTAAGCATGGATTTTTGATACTTGTTATGAATTTCACAATAACAGGATTATCGTTCCAATAACATAAACAAGTATATAATTTATTTTCTTTATAGCCATACTTGTATATTAGTTTTTTTACTTTTACGTTAGTTCTATCCGAATGTTGCTTTATTTCTGAAAGGTTTGTGTCAAATATGTGATGTTTGTTAAAACTATCTGGTTTTGTAGATTTGTCGCCAGAACTAAATTCGTAATACGGAAATTCGTTTGTTTTATATTTTTCTGAATATGTGTCTACTATGCTGTCGTGTTCGTATTGGACAACTGCATATTTAATTAAACCGGCAATTCCACTTTTTATATTACCGAAAACGCTGACATCTTCGTCTTCATCTTTATCTGTTATCACTAGTCCATTTTCGTCTACTAATGTAGTTCCATTTATCAGATCAACAAGAGCTTGTCTATAATTAGTCAATTCTTGACCAGACATCAAGAAATCCATAAACGCATGTTTATAATAATCTATTACTTTATCTACATATTCAATTGGATATTTTTCTATGGAAATTAGATATTTTTTAAAATCATAAGATTCTTCTGGGGATTTTTTTAATTGCATCTGTGATTCTCTTTGTGTTATATATCAAGATTGTATCACAAATGCTATTGCAAGTCAAGCTTCCATATAGGTGAATTTAAATGTCCATTCAAACTTTTTCCCATTTATCCCCGTGAAGCTAAATTTCATATCAGAATCTTGTGATGTTATACTTATAGAATAGCCATCTATATCGCTGCCGTATAAAGTTTCTACCATTTGGACAGTTGGGACACTAACTACACCATTGCGATTATACGCAACACCTTCTATCTTTTTGGCAATATTTTCAACGGCGTTCCCATCTGTTCTTCTTCCCAAAACATTAAGGGTATAAAACCAAGTTCTGTTCATAGGAACAGTTATAGTAGCATCTTCAAACATTTCATTGTTGTTTGTATTTTCGGTTGTTATGTTATCATCAAATACTGTTATAGCAGTAGACGTTGGCGGCGTTGTAATCGATTCAACGGTTATTCCGTTATATTTTAGTGCGCCCGGTTCAGTGCGTTCAGTGGGGGAATTTCCTCTACTTTTTTCTGGGTCTCCCGCTGTTACCTCAGTTGTATTATATCCGACAATTTGTCCACAGTAATTATATATCGGTTCTTGTCTAGTTACACGTTTATTTGGTTTTGGCTGTCTCTTTAGTAGGTCTATCATACGATCTTCTAAAAATAACTCAAATACATTTTTATATATATTTCCGTTACTGTCAACAACTGGATATCCTGCTAATTGGGTGTATGTATTTCTAAGCGACGATGCTATTGAAATATTGCCCTGTATTCCTATTTCGTCTGGGTTGTGCAACACTCCTACGCCAAGATTTACTTCACCAATATTACCGTCAAATTCACTTCCGCCAGTTTCTACAAGACTGGACATATTAGTTTCTTCTTCTATTAAAGATTTTATTTCATTAATAATTTCATTTATTCTTGAAATATAATTTTCTAATTCTATTGGTGTAAGGTCTCCAGTAATTATGCGATCAAAGTTTTGCCATATATCATAAAGTATTCCGTCATTGAATATCTGACCATTAAATGAAGGATTGTTAGTCGTGCCGCCTACTCCCAGACAACCTCCTATTTCGCTCGGAATTATGGAGCCTATGCTGTTTATCATGTCCATTCCGCGACCCAAAAAGCTTTGTAGCGCATTTTCAAGAGATAGTGGAATAGGAATAGGAACTAGAGGCTCACCACAGAAATTGATCATGTTTGCAATTCCCGCAATTTCTGCAATTACATCGTTTATTCTATTTAAAACATTTTGAATACCAGTATGCTGTAAGAAATCGTTAAATGCGTTATTCAACGCTTGCAATGCACCAGCCAATGCGGATTGAATCTGACCAATGAGCGGCCCAACTAATGCCTGTAAATTCAAGCTTATGCATATTTGAATGTTCGGAAGCTTTAATCCTTGCCCAGCAAGTAACGAACAAAGTATTTCTCTAAATGAAAAATCATAACCAGCCGATACCACGATATTCCCAAATCCATCTAAATTTTGATCTATTTCTATCTGCGAATAATGCTGCGTGTCTAAATAATCGTTTACACGTTGTAACCCTTCCATCGGGGTCATGTTGGTTGCCATATGATTAGCTCCTTATTTTTATATATTTATTGTGCAGGGATATTCTGCCCAACGCCAACCGTTGTATTTCCATCAAGAATTATACCATCCTCGGTAACTCCAACAATTCGTTGTCCATTTATTATACTGCCGATCCCAACACGCGCCACACTGCCATCGGGCGTCATGACCAATACCCTGTCCTGACTTCCTCCAGTAGTAATTCCAAGCAAAAAAGTTGACTTTGTGTCTACTGTTTGGGAGTTTTCAGAAAGTGCCTGCTCAGTTTCTGGACTTATTGAACCAGAGGACGAATCACCAGCTTGTGCTGGCGTTGGTGTTTTTTTCGGAGATACCGGATCATCGCCCGCTAAGTTTCTGTTTTCTTCATAGGTCGGAAGTGTAAACACATCGCCTGTAAATGCGTCTGCTTGTTGCGGTGGTTCTGTTCCGCTAGAACCACCGCTAGAATCACATGCAAATACGTTTGGGCTTCCACTCGATGCGAAAGGATTCGTATGACCTTTTCTATCTGGCTTTGCACTACTTCCCAACAATACAAGCAGTTTATTTTCAATATATACAGTTCCGTTATTTACGCTTGCGTTAAGTTCGCCCTTTAAATGACTATTTGGATCATTTTTCACGCTTGCTAATAGATTATTAACATACACCGAAGAATTCCCAACTACTTTAGTAGTTGCCTTGCAAAATCTCTGGTCTGTATCTCTATGAACTGCTGGCATAATTATATTTATATTTTAAATTTTGTGTCTTTGGGAACCGATGTAGTCACGCCACTCGTTGCCTGTGTATATACATCACTAAACTGTTTATGCGGTCTTATCATAGCCACCACAGCGTTGACATTAAATTCTACTTCAATGCTTTCATTCATTATATCACCAGTCATAAAAAATGGAGCAAGAGACGGGCCTTGTTGCGTCATTACTAATGCTAACGGTTTTCTTAATTTCACAATCTTTTCATTTTTTTCCAAAAATGCACCAACTATTTCTTCACCAGTTGTTAGTTTTATGGATACCACATCCATAGTTTTAATAGGGTTTATTAACATATTTTCCTCAATCGTTTGTATACATTCCGTGGTCTTCCACGTATTTTAATAAGTCATCATATCCGCCGACATATTTTCCATGTAGGAAAATCTGTGGGAATGTTTTTGCATCCGGCGCTTCTACTAGCATTTGTTCTTTTGTCCATACGCCTTCATCTATATTCCTTTCTTCAAACTTTATATTTTTAGAAGAAATTAATCTTTTTGCCATCAAACAATAAACACATCCATCTTTGGACCATATAACAGAATTATTCATTTTAATATCCTTTTTTACAAATCCTGAGCTTATGTTAGCTCAGGATATTTTTAATTTACAATTAAGCTTCGCAGGCTGCGCAATCTGAACTCGTTACTTTTTTACGGGTTAGTGACTGTGCTGCTGACATTGAATAACTGTAATAAAGACTCTTTACACCGATCTGCCAAGCATGTAGATAGAGGGAATTTATGTCTTTAACACTGGTATCAGGGTCTAGCATCAAATTCAAGCTTTGTGCTTGGTCAATATACTGCTGACGGATTCCCGCTTGGTCAACTATGGCGTATGGATTGATTTCAGAAAAAGTTTTGAATACTTCTTTTTCATCTTGAGTAAGAAAATCAAGATGCTGAACAGAACCGTCCATATTTTTGATACTTTCCCAAATCTCAGATTTATCTTGTCCTTTTTCTTCAAGGAGTTTTTTAAGATATGGGTTCTTTATCGTTGTCTTGACCTTCGCCAAATCCTTAACATAACAGTTTGAAAATTCAGGCTCAATAGATTGGGAAACTTGACCAAGAATAAAACTACTTGATTTTGTCGGCGCAATTGCCAATAGAGTTGTATTACGACGACCGTATCCTGTTAGCAATTCCGGTTCACCAAACATTTTTGCAAGTTCACCAGAAGCAGCATAAGCTCTTTTATTTAGAGTTTTTGCAATTTCAAGATTTTTCTTAGCAGCGTCTCCCCCTTCAAATGCAATCATGTTAGACTGCAAATATGAATGCCATCCTAGAACACCCATTCCCAATGCACGATGACGCTTTGCAAAAAGATTGGCTCTTTCAAAATATTTTCTGCCTTCAGTTTTTTCAATAAATTCAGTTACAACTGTGTCCAAAAAATACGCCAAAGTTTCGATTGCATCGGTTTCTACAATTTCATCCCAATGAAGCAAGTTAATAGATGAAAGAACACATGTAAATGTTTCTTGTTCACTAGATGGAAGAGCAATTTCACTACACATGTTTGATGCCCATACCTGCATCTTTAAATCTTTATATACGTCTGGTCTTCCATTATTAACGTTGTCTTCAAACAGAATATAAGGAAACCCTATTTCGCTACGACGCTGCAAAACTTTTGCCCACAATTTACGGGCTTCGCTATCTCCACCTGTTACACGGTTCAAGAAAGCATCACTAACTGTAATACCAGTAGTTAATCCTTGAATGGGATGACCTTCTGTGCCAATATCAAGAAATTCATCCGCATCAGCGTGTTCAATAGACTGATAAGCAGAAAAGAATCCACGACGAACCGAACCTTGCGAAACAATTGATGCAAGTTTATCAAATATTTCCATAAAATGAACTGAGCCAGACGATTCTCCATTGTCGGTAATTCGTGCGCCACGGTGACGGAGATCACCAAAGAACCCAGAAGTTCCGCCACCCGTTTTCATCAGCATACCATTTTCTGCATGACTGTATAAAATAGATTCCATGTTATCGGAAACAAAGCTGCCAAAGCAGCTAACAGGAAGACCACGATCAGTCCCATAGTTTGACCATACTGGGGAGGCAAGCGAGTAATACCCACGGCTCATATATTCATAAAATTTGTCTGAGAACCCAGAAATTCCCAGATGTTTTTCGGCAGTATCTGCTATTTCTCTAATACGGTCTTCTGCCGTTTGGCCGTTTCTTAGATATCCTCTTGCAAGGAAATTTCTTGATTGTGTGTTTAACCAATAAAATGACATTTTTTCTCCTTAAAATAAGTCGTCAGATGTGAAAGATTTTGTTTTTTTAGAATATGCAGTTGAACGCTTAACAAAGAAATCTACATTTTTTGTACTTAGTATTTCTTCTACAAACCACTCGGTACTTTCAATCGCTTCGTTGTCAACCTCGTATATACTTTTTAATCCAATTGCATTTAGTGACTGGTTAAAGCGATGTTTTAAAAATTCTTTAACTGTTTCTTTTGGTAAGAAATCTAAATCATGATCGCCGTAAATCCAATCAACGATGCCAGCTTCTGCTTTATAAGCGTCTCGGCACATTTTGTTAATATTTGATATTGTGTCTTTGTCCCACCATTCTGGGTTTTCTTTCTTGATGATATTTACTAATTCAAATCCGAGACGAGCGTGAACATCCTCTTCTTTAGAAGTGGCCTCTACTGCGTTAGAAATACCTTTTAGTAAATTTTTATGCTTATTAAATGCCATCATGATCAAAAACTGGGAGAATAATGATACATTTTCAACAAACATAGAAAACAAAATAATTTTGTGAAAGTAATCTTTGTTATCAACTGGAGTTTGCAACGATTGCTCTAGATATTCGATTCGTTTCTTGATTGCGGGGACATCAACCAATTTTTCAAATTCATCGTTTAGGCCCATAATTTCTAATAGGTTAGAATAAGCATCTGCATGGCGGACTTCGCTTTCTCCAAAAGTAACGCCCACTGCTTGGACTTCTGGTTTTGGCATTTTGTCACCAATTTTTGCCCAGAATGTTTTAACTTGAACTTCAATTTGAGAAATTGCAAGCATTGATTTTTTAACAATTTCATATTCTTCGGGTGTCATGCTGACTTTCATATCTTGAATATCAGAAGAATAGTTAAATTCCGTGTGAACCCAGTATGAATGGCGAATTGCTTGGATAAATTCCACCAATTGCGGATATTCATATGGCTTCAAATTAACTCTTTTTCTGAATATATCTGGCATATTTGAAACACGATAGATGATATATTCGCGGGCAAGATTATTTAAGCCCATATCCATTATTGTGTTTTCTACAGTTTTATGTATAGTATCTACACCTACTGCAACTTCTCCATCTTTGAGATGCTCAACAACTTCATCTGCGATTTCAGTAGGTAGGTTCTTACTTCTTATTTTTATAGATTTCATAGCCTTTTCTACGGCAGATATGATCTTTTCTTTATTAAACTTTTCAGTTGTTCCGTTCCTTTTAATTACATATTCTATCATTTTATTTCCCTCATAACAATAATGTCAGTCCTACCTACGCACTAAGTGCATAGGTTTATAAGACTAATAATTTATTTTATATATTCACGCGATGATTTATAATTTCTATTGCCTGCGCTATAGACCATTCTTCTTTTATTTCTATGTTGGGTTCTAACATTTTCCAATTTCCCACCTCTTGAACGTTTGGCAATAGAATAAAGCTGTCATCAATTTTTGACGCTATGTATATATCATTTTGTATTTTGTCAAAAACTCTACATATAACTACCTTTGCACTCGGTTCAATAAAATGAATAAGATAGCTTGCTGCTACAGCTTTTGTATATTTACATGTTTCGCCTATATGAATTATTTCCCAAAATGTAAGCCATGTGGTTAAATCATAGGGGTCTACTGTTTTACTTTTTTCTGGACAAGTTTTCCACAAATCCCATACATCTATGCATAACTGTTCTAAAGTGGTATAGTTATAATTTTTTCTAAAATTTCTGATAATAGAGAGACGGTCTTGTGGGGATTTTAGCCAGATTTCTTTAAATCCGTTTACATCTTCCATAATTTAAACGTATATTTTAATTGACCTGCTGATGTTGTATTGTTTTTATATGTTAGATAAAAAATGCCATTGTCGATTCTACCATCAAATTCAACTGCGGTATCATTGTTCATGGAATTGTATTCGTCATCTATCTTAAATGTGTTTCCTACGGTATCTACCATTATTCTTAGTTCGCCCATACGATAACCAGTTACCGTTTCTGTTCCATCTACTAACTTGACACTATAATCCATAAACATGGTGTCGTATATCCCCGTATCAAATGAAAATCCAGTATCTTCAAAGCTAGAAACAACCGCCGCATTCATAATTAAGCTACTTGGCGTTACCGCAGAATTTAACAAAATTATTTCGGAGTTATAATTCATTGAGATTGCAGCGCCATTATCCGGTGCAACAGAAAATGTAACAGAGGTTCCCCCAACGGTTACATCTGATCTTTCTACGCCGTCAACATAAAACTTTACAAATTCAATATTATTGGTTGGAACCGGAACATTGCTTGTTGAAGGGATATTGAAAACGGTTTTGCTTCCTGTTCCGGTTCCAACATCATACTCCACATTTCCGACAAATAATCTATTTTCATCTGTTGCGTATGCCATCTCTGCTTCCGACAAAATAGGCAAGTCAACGATGTTTCCATTTCTAACTTTAATTTTTGAAATAAGTGTATCAGCCATTGCTATTAATTCCCATCTATATTATAGTATTTAGTAATACGATTGGCCCATTGTTCTTTCCAATAGCCAAATTCTTCTCCAACAATTTCAAATTGTTGAAACTCGCCTTCTCTTGAACACATAAAAATAACACCTTGGTCTATCTTCGTATCAAACAATACATCATGCGCTTCTGCATAAGCGCATAACTGTAAAAAGTAACTACCTACCCATTCGCGCTTCTTTGGTTTATTGGTTTGTTTAAAGTCCATTATTGCAGGCTTTCCGTTCCACATACCAACCAAGTCTGTAGTTCCGGCATATAAATCGGGGTAATAAAGATTAACCTCGCTCCCCCAGATTTCATTAATATTATCTTTAATATTTTCTTTAACTGTTTCGGCCATGCGCTTTGCCTGACGATGTATAATATTATCACCAGGATCGTATTCTTCGTTAAGTACCCAATGTTCCAAAATATTATGCATTATGGTTCCAACATTGGATGCTTCTTTTGTAATACGCTCGGATTCATCCTTTCCGACACGCTGTTTCCAGTCATTCAATGACTTTATCTCAGCGATTGGTTTTGTTTTACTAAGAATAGTAGTAACACTTGGCAACCGCTGGCCATCAGCTACATAACATCTGCCAGTGCTTCTGTCTTCGCGTTGCAAAGACTTATAATCATACAATCTATTAATTTTTATCATTTAAGTATATTAACACAAACTTTGGTTGGTGTCAAGCAGATTTTACCAGTTTATTTCCCAAACTATCGTATTATTTGTTATTGTATTTAATCTTCTTATTATACTGTATCCGTGCTTTCCAAAATAAGAAATAACAGAATCCATCTGTTCTTTCTTTTTTCTATCTTGTGTTATATCAGACCAAACATCATAATACGTAGTATCATCGGTCATTGTTGTTCCAGTATCAGTTACCGCCACAATTTCTCCTGCTATGCTCTGAGTAAGTATTTTTCTTGATATTGCGACTATTTCGTCAAATACTATCAAGTCGGAATTAGAAATTAAATTTGCAGTTTCGGAATTTATGGTAGGTATCATTATAACTTATCCTTTAAATCTGCGGTTGCTTGTCGTTGCGCAGCGGCATCTATTTCATCTGTTTCTTCTTCATCAGCGATGTCGTCAAATGCAGTATTCGTGTCTACATCCAATCCAGAAAAATCATCCAACTGGTCTTCTTCGGATGGAACATCTGTTGAAATTTCAATATATTTAGGATTCGAACTAACTACACTATCTATTTTATCCAATACTAAATGGATGGTTTTTTCATCTACATCGTAACCCATCTTTTTTAGGTCTTTGACCAATGCAATTGTTTTTATTTTAGTATATCCCTTTGTAGATGATATTGCCAGTAGGTTGACAATATCATCTATCATATCTTCATAGTAAATAGAATTTTCAATAAGTTGGTGGTATCTCATTACTTCTTGCCGACAATTCTATCAAAATCTTTTTTTGCAATTTTTCCATCTTTCGCAGTTTCTTTTAATGAAAGAAGCGTATCTTCAAAATCTAGGCTTTCGCCCTTCATTTCACGTCCCTCTGGCCCAATGTTTCCAGCAACTGCGTCGTCTCCATCAAATCCATCACCAAGCTCTCCCATGCCACTAGGTTCTCCCATGCCAGCGGGTTCTCCCATATTGTCCATGCCGGAAGTCATGTCAGTCTCTCCACCGGACGCACGGATTATAGCCGTAGAAATTTTGTCTTTTGTGGTTTTTGCAACAGATAGCAATTCTCCTAAAGAAGAGTCAACGACCTCATTGAAACGTGCAGCTTCGTTTGGTCCTATTTCTTCTTTCATTGCATCAATGATTGGAATCAATTTTTGAACCTGTAGTTCAGCAACATCTTCTACGATTCCTTGTAGCTTGGTTGAAATTTCTTCTGCGGCAAGGATAACTCTTGCTTCTTCCATGTTGTTAGTAGCTTCTTGTTCAGTTAACTTCCAAACTTTCAATCCTTCGGAAATTAATTTCAATTTCGAATATTCTTTTGGATTCGCAAATTGATCAATTGAATTAAGCTTTGTTTCTGCGCGTTCAATCAATCTGTCTGCCTTTGATGCGGTCATCTTGTCTTGTGCGATTTCAAACTTGTAGTTTTCTCTTAAATATGTTTGAATTTTTTCAAACTTTTCTTTGTGTGTTTCAAATTCTTTTAAAAACATCCCGGTCTCCAATACTAGCTTTATACTTATTTATGTTATTTTAATAATTTGTGATTTAATTCTAACCAAAGACAACCACATCCCGTCATATTTTGCAATATATAATTCTCTCTTATTATGATCTTTAGTATTTTTTATCAACTTCTTTTGATAACAAAGCTCATTAAAAATGATATCATAATGCCTGTCAACCTGTAATAGATTTTTTATATTAGTGGAGATCATATTCTGTTTATTTTTTTGAATAAATTTTATTACAGTCAAAAACAAAGACACCTCTTTTGCTACCAATTTATCATAAAAATATATATCGTAATAATTTTTTTCTATATCATATATGTTTTCTTTTTTAACTATTACATTATAGTTTCCTATTTTTATTTTATTATCATATCTATTCGAAGTTATTGCCATCTTGGCATCAAAATTATAGTCACTTTCTTCCAACAAACTTTTTATCGCATCATTGGATATATCATCTAACTGTTTTGCCAAAACATCTACATCACGATTCATCAAATAAATCCATTTTTGTTAAGTTTATATATTACTTCATTATTCTCTTTCTTTATCTTCAAAACCCCGCGCTTATGAAGTTTATCTACGATGATGGTTTCTCTTTCTGATAACTTTTTTCTAATAATAGGATTATCTTGGTATTCAGAAATCAAATCCCATTCTTCATTCGTAACAAAGACATTTATTCCACCATTTAGTAAGATAGTTTTCATTCTATTCCTGCAACTTTCTTCAGTTTTTCTATTTCATCTTTTGCACTTTGTATGTCTTTTTCATCCTGGTATTCGTTTGGACTTAGTGTTCCTTTTGTAGAATTAGATGAATTGCTGTTATTGGGTTCGTTGTCTTGGTCTGTATTTTTTGTATCTTTTTGCTGAACTTGCGTCTTGCTGGGCTTAGGATTATTGCTTGCATCAGATGCGTTGTCGCCACTGTTTGGCATTTTGTATTCTAATTGTATTTCTGATTTTAATATTTCTTCTACTCGGCGTTTGTCTTTATTCGTAATTGCGGTATCTAATTCTAATATATCAGAAAGGCCCATGTTTTCCGATATATCTTTTATTTCATCTGCAGTTATTTCTATGGAGAAGTAATCATTCAGCAATTTGGAGATTGCTTCGGGTATATCGGTATTGTTTTCTTTTGCTGTTTCTAATAGTTTCATTTTATTTGCCTTTCTTGGAACACGAACAAATGTGAGATTTTGAAATTTTTTTATCTTTTTTTGACCATTTTGAAATCTTCTCAATCACAATTTTTTTCATTCGTCTCTCCATAATGTATAAAGATATTTATAAAACTGCTGCTATCAAAACTGCCATCGCGCCAATGACACTAGTGGATATTGCCACAACTCCTGTTAAAAGTGTTTTAATCATAGCCTTGTGTTGGCTACCATTTTCTCTTCTAAGATTTTCTACCGTTTGCACAAGTTTCAAGAAATTATCATCAATGAGAACAATTTTCTCATTCATTGATTGATATTTTTCTTTTATAACAGCAATGTCAGTTCTTATACAATTTATTGCATCACGAAACTCGACATTTTCTTCTTCTAACTTCTCAATTTTTTCTTCTATTATTTGTTTATCAGACATTTGATTTTCCTTTCTAATTAGCCTTTATACATCATAAAAAATGCAAGCACTGTTGCCATTAATGATGCAATAACCATTGCAGAAGAACGAACTATAATTGTAAGCAACTCTTTCTTAGGATTTAAGCTTGCTTCATACATTTGCTTCAATTCTTCGGAAATGCTCTTGTTTGTTTCTATGATTTCCGCAAGTCGCTCGTCTATAATCTTCTGGCGTTCTTTCACAACTGCTATTTCAGTTTTCAATTCTGATATGTCTCTGTAATCCGAATCCATGTATCTTCTCCAAAAAATAACGGAACAAAATTTTGTTCCATTATTATTTAGATATATTTTCAATTTTATTAAATGTTATGTTTTTGTATTTAATAGAAAAACAGTCAAATATAGAATTATCAAATTTTGCAGTTTCTGTCAACAACGTGGTAATTGCAACTTTGTCGCAATCAGATTTTAAATAATAAAACGAATCTTCATCTTTTTTCCACACATCTTCCCTATCGACTTCAAATTCCAATTTCCACAAACGGTGATTTCCAGAATATTCGGAACCTAATTCATAGCGTTTAATGCTGCGCGGTGACAGTTCAATTGCTTTATAATTTATTGGCTGAGTCCGGAGTCCTATAAGTTGGAGAAGAACGTTTAAGTTTTGTGCCTGATTGTACTCTTTAGTTTCTTTATATCTGACATCTGTGACTCCAGTATCAGATATATCTATTAACGTATATACTTCATATACGTCGCGGGCATCAGATATAATGTTATCTGAATTCATGGGTTATCCTTTTTTATAATTTACATTAAGCTTTTTCCTATCTTATTACCAACGTAATAAGATGCTGCTGCGGATGCCCCCAACAGTGCAAGTTTAGAAGCTGCGCTCATGCTTCTATCGGTTTTTCGTTCAGCATCGGCTGCATCAGATATTTTATATCCTTTTTCCTGAGAAAGTTTTGTCAATAATTGAAACATTTCGCTTTTTCTTGCATGTGCACGATAAAATTGAAGCAATCTTGTTATAACCATTGACTTTTGCGTTTCTGTTATAATTCCCCAATTTTGGGCAAGTCTGCGAACACTTCTATAATTACTATTGTCAATCTGTAAACTTCTTTCAATTTCTTGCAAAAGCTGTCTTGCAAATAAAGCACTGAGAGAATTATTGGAAATTTTTCTCAAAAATTGTGTTATTTTATTGTATGAACAATTGATCTTATCTAAGAAAATTTTGTCAGTTTCTCTTCCGCCTAGAATTTGATAATTTTTAGTAGACAATACGTTTAGTGTCATATACAAATCAGTTCCACTTTGGCGATAATTATTAAAGTTTCCAAATTGTGCAGTCTTATTTGCGTATTTAATTGCCATTGGGGCATAAGAATATTCGTTGTATAAAATCCAAAGTGAAATCATATCTATAAATGCATGGTTAGCAATCTCTCTTGCATTAGTTTGTTTTAAAGAATAAACTGTTCTATATTGACTACTTTCGTTTAAATCGCCTATAAAATCTAAATTCATAAGTATAACCCTCTTTACCTGATTTCTTCTGGTATTCTCATATTTTTTTTATGCAGAGAATTCGTGAAATCTTCTATAATTGTATTTACTAATTTAGTGTCATAAGATTTGCGGATATCTGAAATTAGAGTTTCAAAACTGTCTAGCGATTCCTGACTGCCAATTCTCAAAATATTTACAATCTCATTTTCATTCATATATTCAGGCGATACCGCATAGTCCATGTGCTTCTTTTTGTATACCTTGCGATTTTTGTCATATTCATGAATTCTTATTACTCTGGTCAACCCATTCGCCGGAGACCATTTGTAGCGAGATATATACTTAAAGTTGTTATCTATAAATTTTTCTTTCTTATCCAAATTTGCACAAATACTAGACATTAGCATATTTCTATATGTCCCTTTATATCTGCTTTCTGTTTCGCTAGGACTATGATAATAAACTTTTAACCATTTTGGGTTTCCGAACATAAAATCAACCTGAACATATCCAGTATATGGAACATTTTGATATACGCTTGTATCGTTTGAATGTATTTTTACAAGAGTAGATATTGGAGATTTTCCACGAACAGAAAAAACATTATCTGAGTTTTTTAGAGAATAAATTAGTTTTTCTTTATCTATTGTATTACTAACGGCAACATCTATGTCTCCCGAAAACAACCTTTTCCCAGCACTTCCCAATAGATTGTCAGAAAGATTCAAGTTCAATTCATGTTGTATAGGAGCTATCGTAGACAATATATCATCTACGTGTATCATGCCAGAATTTTCGACAGAGCCTCCTTGATTTGTCCATACAGATTTACTTTTTGCTGTTTTTTCTAGCAACATTTATGCCTCTTGTAAATTTGGTTTCATCGCCAGAACGGATACTATTGATTAATCTTTTTTCTAAATCGTTAGCAATTTGTTTGTCATCTTTGTATGTCTCGTGTATTAATTTTATCAAGTTAGTCACACCAGCAACCAAATTTACTGCGGTGTTTTCCATAAGATATGAATTATCTAGTGAATCTCCCATAGAATTCAATTCGTCTAAAAGTGATTTTGTTCGCCTCTTCATATTTTAAATCTCCATGTAGTAAATGTATTTATCCGAACCACTATGACCTATTAAGTATAGACCTTAAACGATTCGTGTCGATCTTCGTAGCTTCTGGGTTTGTTTTTTCTGGAATATCAATTGGTTTAGTTTTCTTCAATTTATCATACGTAGAAGATGTTTTGCTTACCGTTGAATTTGTTTCTTCATCTTCGTCCATATCCTTAATTCTCATACAAGTATTATCGTAACTTAATTCTAACTTACGACCTTCGCCTGCACTACTTCTTGTCTTCATAAATTCAATCTGAATTATCCCACGCTCTTTCATTGCTTTACTGGCATGTAGGCCGATTGCATTGTCCGCTGTATATATTTTACTGATGCCGCCCGCAATATTCTGCATACCAAATTCAGGCTCGTCAATTCCCTGTCTGCCAATCTGCGATGCAGTTGCGAAAAGATAATCGCCTTCAATAGAAAAATTTCTCAATTCTTCACTGACAAATTTATCTTTTGTAAATACATCGTTTAATGGAACTTTGTGCTGTGCTGGCGTCATAAGGTCAAGATAGTCAACGACTACCGCATCTACCTTTGTATTTGTTTTTGTAGAATATTCTTTTAGATATGATTTTAGGTCATTTATATTAATTCCATTTGGTAATTGAACAATTTGCAGATTTCCTGCATTTTTAGCAATCATTCCTAATTTTAGACTTACGTCATCTATGTTTTTAAATAATTCACGAGTTCCATACCCAGTCAACATACTATCCAGACGCATAGAACATAGCTTTTGACTAAGCTCCAAGCTTATATAAACAACATTATGACCTGCCAATGCCCAATTTAGCGCAATATTTTGCAACATCAAACTTTTACCGTGACCAGATGGTGCTGCAAACACATTCAGGGTGCCACGTTCAAATCCACCATACAGAACGCTATCAATTGTTTTCCATCCGGTAGATATAGCAGGTTTTGTTTCACGTATTTCTTCAAGTCTGGCCTTTGGATTATCCCAATAATCCATGCCCAAATCTTTTGTAAGACCAATAGCGACAGCCTGCTTGATTAAATGCTCAACTGCTCCATATTCTTTTTTTTCTAACAAATCCCCACTATTAACAATAGCTTTTTCTAATGCCTTGTATCTACAAAACGTTTCGTATTCATCTAGAAACCAATTTTTTTCATTGTCTTGGATATTTGTTATGTTTTTTAATGATACGCTAGTTTTTGCTTTTATTTGTGAAACTGTCGGTATTCCGGAATATTCGTTATGATATTCCTTCATAAACTTAATAACAGGACGCAATTCCCGATTGTAAAAAACAGGTTCTGTTATTGTATTGCATTTCACAAATAAGTCGGGATCGGATTGCAGAAATTCTAAAAATAATTTCTGCATCTCATTTGAGTAGTCATCTGACAATTATTATCTCCTATTACGAACACCAGATTTTTGCCATTACTTTGGCTTTGGTAGAATTTCTTACAACAGACTCTAATACCGAATATACGGTAAAAAGCCTTCCATATTTGTTTACTGCATCATTTGCATCGGTTATGCCGTTATCCCATTCAGGATATGACACTGACCAACCACGGTTTATTGCAGACATAGCTAGTCGTCTACTCGGAGCATTTGCATCGGGCAATACAATGATCTCTTTATTTAGATATTCTATTATATCCGCCTGCTGGTCGCTGATATAATTTGAACCTATCCCAACGCCATCCATTAGTAGTGCATCAAAATATCCCTCTGTTACAATGACATATTTTTTATCAAATTTTTGCGCATCTAAATTGTATACATAATCTTTTGGTGCGTTTTTTAGGTATTTTGGGTAATTCTTTACAGGTTTTATAAGACGAGAAGTATGTCCTACTATATTATTATTATATCTGAGCGGTAATATTACTCTATTTTTGTAGGTGTAGTAGTCACTAATATACCAATCATCCGTAATATCTAAATTTCTATCAACTATGTATTCAATTGCTTGCATCTCAAAAGAATCTTGGTTTATATTTGGAATTTCAAATAGTTTTTTTGTCTTTGGCGGCAAGTCAATTGGTTTCCAACTTGCTATAGTATCTTTCCATTTTATTTCAGGTTTCTTCGGAATGTCATTAAGTAATTCTGCTTGCATCTTAATCTGAAATTTAAAACGCTGTATTTCTGCTTTTTCTGCGCCAAACTGAATAAGCAATCTAGTGAGTTTATTACTTATATTCCCACCTATCTCCCATCTCACGGCGTAGCTACAATTGAAGCAATTATATGAAATTCCTCCATTATCAAAGTTAAACCCGCCGCGACCTTTTGTATCTAGACGCGGTTCTCCATTTAATACACACATAGGACAGTTCCCATGCGTCCATCCACTAGATGATAATTTCCAATCATGCGGTACGCACCGCCTGACAAATTCAGTAAAACTAAGACTCATATGAATTATATTACACTATATAAAGAACTTTGTCAATAGCCCCAGTGACTGTTTCTACAGTAAATCTAACCCAATTAAATTTTCCTTCAAATACAAACGCATCTACGCCAGTAAATCCGTCGTATTCTTTTTGCGGAGTAACAAGTGTTAGGTCAAGAGGAAACCAATCGCTTTCATTTGGACTTATAACAAGAGTTGCCTCTACTCCAATTTTTCCAACAAAATTAGTTCCGTAGAATGCAACCGTAGAATTTCCAAAAGTGTTTGAAACTTGCGAAGGCCCTATGTATTTGTCACTATAACCAATTCCGTTGCTTAATACAAAGTTAGTTGATTCAAAAAGATTAGGAGCAGTATCTATATAGTTTTCAATTATTTCTACAGAATAATCCATCTTAAATGTGGAATTTACATATACAGGAGAAATATTAGAATTTTCATCTGTTATCGTCAATACCAAATCATAATATCCAGCATCTTTTGTTGAGGTATCCATAGAACCAATAACCAAGGAGGCAACCCCAAGGTCATAATTTTCTATTCTAAGCTTTTTGTCAAAAACGATATCATTAGTTTTTGATTTTACAAGAATTGCATTTATTGATTTATTGTATAATTTGGTTGCTTGGCCATTTTGTTCTTGAATGGAAAACTGTATTTGAGTATCACACCCTTTTAATACACGGAAAGGTGCATTTATATTTCTTCCAGTTCTGGAAGTTCCTCTAACAACATTTCCCCTTTGCGGAAATGTAAATCCTGATGCTTGTTCGCGTTGTGCCATATTACATATCACTCCTAGTATATACATATTTATTGAAATATAAATATATTAATAACAAAGGAAGTAACATGAATTCAAGTATCGTAGATTATGATGAAATTTTAAACAATTTTCCATTCTTGTCTGTATTAAAATGCGGAATTAAAGAATATGTAGGCATAGTTCAAAATGAAGATATAAATATAACCAGTTTTTATTGCATTGAGCTAATTAAGTCAGATATAGAAAAGAAAGAGTTTTTAAAATTAGCCACAGAATGGTGGTGGGAGACCAACCGCCAACTTCCGATTAATATTATAATAGGAGATAGGTTCGACAAATTTGAGTATTGTCTGATGACATTCTCTAACAAGAATTTGGAAATAATAGCTGGTCCTACCGTGAAACTTAGAAATTTATTAAAAAATAAATCAAAAAAGAAGAATATTCAACTTATCAAAAAAGTTAAGTAACTTGTTCGCATATTAAATTCATATGGACAACAACCGCTACACCATAACTGTGCGCGTGACTTTTTTTAAAATAATATCCTCCATCTTCTGGAGGTGTCCATACTTCCGAAAAAACCTTATCCCAAGGTTTTCCTATAAGGTATCTCTTAGATGGACGTATCATAGCTAGGACAGCCGCTAATTTTGATATGGTATTTGGTTTCATTTTTTTGCATATGCCATGATGTCCCCTCATATGAAAAAGCAAATTGCAAAATTCTTCTTCTTCAAGCAATTCCCACATAGGTTCACGATTTTTTAATTGTTCCAAATGTTCTTCATTTTGTATATCTTTGTATATACTCACATTCAATATATCTACTTTGAAAAATCCATTATTTTCTGCATCTTGATAATCTAGGCTACACAACCCAGTAAAAGGGTTTACTGGAACTTCATGAAAATATACACCAGTGTTATGCTTTTTTATTTTATTGTTTTTTATAATTGTAGCAGGAACATTGCTAAATAATTCTAGTATCATATCACGATTTGCTATATCAATATCAACATCAGTCGTAACTATTCCAACAGCGTCTTTATCCATTCTATATCACCTTTATTGCGTTTTATTTTGTTATTCCAATATGTCAAATCAATGCTACCATCAACCTCAACCAACAATTCATCTGGCAAATTTTGAACAAACTCCATCGCAGAATCTGACGAAAACAGTATCCAAGGACTGATTTTGCCTTCTTTTATATAATTTACGATTGCGAATATGTTCTCATTATCCCAAAATGTCTTCCAACTTTTTCCAAACTTTTCTTCCCAACTTTGCATAAAAATAATATACCGCTCTAATGCTCTTTCGGGTGTTTCAATTTTAATAATTTCATAAAAAAACTTATAATACACAGAATCTTTAGACCAATCGTTCAACTTTACCGAATTCTTTATTAGCCAGTCTACATATCTTTCCCAATCACTTATTTTAGATTCTGTTATATATTTTCCAAATGTTACAAACTGTTTATAAAAACTAGAGTTCATAAAGTCTGTGTAATTTTTCTTAGAATGTGTATTGCCATATGACCTATTATACCAGTATATAAAGGCGGTATAACCCGCCTTTACATCGCGATCATCCTTTGCAAACGATCTGCGCTTTTTTTCGCACATATGTTTGAAAATAGTAGATTCTCTTTTAAATGATTTATTACAATATTCGCATTCAAACATATTATCCAAAAATTTCTTTAATCTCTTTATCAGTTAATCCGTGGTCACTAGCAAGCTGCTTTAATTCATTTTTAGAATTAATAGAATTTATTAATTCAATTTCATCTTCGCTATATTCTGGGAAAACTGTTTCTAACCATTGCCGAACTTTATCTACTTTTTCTCGTTTTGCAGGCGGTATCCAAGGGTGAAACATTGGTATTCCCATGCCAACTATTTGCATCAATCTTAACTGCAATTCAGGATGTTCCCTTAGTGTATTAAAATTTACATTAACTAAGTCATTGACAAACATTAAATGAAAGTCCACAATCTCACGATTTTTATTATCCACGCTGCTCATAAATCTCATAAGCTGCCAAGGACTAATCTCTTTGTGTTCTTCCTCAGTTAGATTGGCGTACCATGTGTAATCCTTGGTATCCAATACTTTCATTACAGTCTTTATATCTAGTAATCTCTTCTTCATTTACCACAAATCCTCTGATTCCAATACATCTGGAATTTTAGTTACTTCTTTTATAAAGTACACACATTCTGGTTTTTCTTTATCTTCAATCGGAGTAGTAAGGAAATGTCCGTACTTTAATTTTGGAAAATACCACTTCATTTGATTAAAAACATTAACTAATTTTACTTCTTTATATGATGGGATTATACTACTTAATGGATTAAAACAAAATGCTTTAAATCCGCGTGTAGTGAGTGATGATACTGGAACGATTTCTGGATCACCGACCCCTGTATCCCCAATTATAATATTCCAATCAAGTGGCACATTAATTATATTTCCGCCTATGTTCAGAACAGCAGCAGGTGCTGTAAATATTTCTAAAAATACGAGCGGTTGGAAAACATAATCTACATCGTGTCTATTACTGTAATCTAATACAGAGTATCTTATGTCGTCTATTTGTTCTGGTACGAAATCTATATTATACGATTCGTTGTCTAATGTCAATATGTTCATTTTTATTCCTTGTAATTTACTTTTATTATTTTAAATGGATATTCGGCCTGTTTATAGAATTTCTTTCTTTCCGTAAGATGCCGTTTGCTGTATTTTGCATTTGAACAAATGTCCCAAATATCTACGTGATCTTTATCAAATCCTTTTCGCAAGCCTCGGCCAATACTTTGAATAACTCTAACAAAACTTTTACCGGACTCAATCATGATAACATTTTGCAATCGCGTAATACTAATCCCAACTGCCGCTACACCATAAGTTGCAATGAGTGGCTTATTTTCGCTATCATTAATACTTTTATATTCTGCTTTTCGGTCTTTTTGCTTTACAACCCCATGGACAAAAACACTATCTGGAACAAGTCTGTTTAATTCTTTTCCTGTTTTTATTTTGTCAACAAGAATAAGAGTGTTACCAGTTGAACACACTTCTCTTATTTTTTCCGCCATCCACTTTATTCGTTCTGGGTCTCCGGCAAGAAATGCAGTTTCACTTTGATAATTATTATAAAAAACATTATCTTGTGTTTGTAATATCTTAATATCGCAGCTAGATAACACACCACGTTCTTGCAATTCTGAAGCTTTGACTTGGTTTACTACATCACCTAAATTTATTCTAAGTGACATCTGCGAAACACTGTCTTTTGGTATGGTTCCAGTTAGTCCCCATCTCAACGGTATATTGGCAAACGGTCCTGTAAGAATGCGCTTTAGGACGGTTGCATCAGCGCCGTGCGCCTCATCAACTATGACTGCGATAATACCTTCTGAGTACTCTTTTAGCCCATCCTTTCGCTTTTCATCACGGAATTGACGTTCCATGGCTTCTAAGCTTTGCCATGTGCATATGGTATGCGTTTTGTCTAAGTCCTTTCTGTCGCCGTAATACACACCAACATCAAGACCAACATTTTCATAGTCTTCTAGAGTCTGTTCAACAAGACTTTTGTTTGGAACAATTACTATTGTTTTCCCATACTGTTCTACGATCATAGACAGCGTTGCAGTAATAATAGTCTTGCCGCTAGAAGTAGAAAGTTCTTGTATGGCCTGCGGGTGTTCTATAAACTTGTTTACTGCGTTAACCTGATAGTCGCGCAACATCACTGGTTCGCCAGCATGTGGGTGGCCTTCTGGCCATTTTATATGCGATAAGCTGGTTTCTGTTACGGGTTTCATTCCGCTAAAATCGTAGCTGACCCGTTTATCTTCTAGATCAAAATCATACTTTTTTGATACTAGGTATTCTAAAATTTCTGGAAGTATGTTATTGTATGTTCCGCCACCTACTGAAAAGAAGTTTACTTTTCCATCCCATCTGCCTAATTTGAACGCTGGTGTGTGATACGCATACGGTAGCATAAGTGAGTATTTTTTGCTTAGATACTTTCTGTCTTCTAATGGAAGATTCTCTAGCCTACAATTTACTTCATCTTTTAATACTATCTTGACTTTCATGATTCTCCTTAAAAAATATACTGAGGTATTTAACCTCAGTATATCAAAAATTCAAGAGAATGTCAAGATTTCTATTTATTATTTATCGATACATGCAGGTGTTTTCTGCATATTCCTGCCAGCGGTCAGGCGACATTTGGTAAAGATCAGCAATTTTGCTGACCATACGCAAAGACAGTTCGCGAAGCTTTTCTTGGTTCGTGCGAACAAATTCAAGAAGTTGTGCTTGGTCGTCTTCGCTGAAACCTTTATTGCGAAGCATACCATCGTCAATGATTTGCTTACAACGAAGGAATTTCTCGCGGGTGTTATTGATATCAAGATCAATGTGATGGCAACGAGAAAGCAATGCCTTCATATGGTCGCCAATTTTACCACGAGTATTTTCCAGTTTAAGGTTCGTGATAAAAATCACGCCGCCCTTGAATTCAAAAGTATCGGGAACACCGTCACGTTCAAGTGAGCGGGTTTCGCTGCGCCACGAAACGCGGCGCTTTTTGCCGCTATCAAGAACAGCTTTAAGGAGGTTCAGAGAAACTTCGTCATACAGAATAGAATCGCTGTCGTCCAGAACAAGGACGCTATTTTCTTCACTATATTCGTATAGAAGTTTATACAGAGAAATAGGAGTTGCCGAACCCTTTTCAACACCATACTTTGCCTTGCTGCCTTGAATCAAAGAACACATTTCTGCACGTTCAAGAATTTGTTCAATGCCGAATGTCTTACCAACACCCGGAGGACCAGAAACAACTAGCCCCTTGATAATACCATCTACCGCAGCGTTAGTCATATCCTCAAGGATAGAGAAGCGGGTACGAATACGGTTTACGATTTCTTCATCAGTTTCTTCAATAACAGGCTCAGAATAAAAATCATAATCGCCATCATCCGTGTGCTGTTCTTCCAAAAATTCAAAGGAAGATTTATCATTCAGCTTGACACGAATAACATTCGCACCAATAGATTTTACTTCTTCGGCGTTATCGCCAACCGCAGAGTTGGGGTCAACCGTAATCCACATTCCAGACTTACCGGACTTGATGCCAGAAATCATGTTGAATTTCATGTTGTCCACGGGAATTTTACGAACGAAACCTGATTTGATCAGAACTTTAGTCATGGGTTATTTCCTTTCACAGTTGATAAGAACACAATACAAAATGAGACTGCCCCCGTCAACAACAAAATGAAGACGGGGCAATTTTTTTAGCCGTAAGCAACTCTGGTAAATTGTGTTTCTTTGCACTGATTAAACTGCGAAAACTGTTGCCGTTTCACAGTCGCTCTAATTTTAAAGTAGTCGCCTACTTTAATTTTTTCTATGTCATCTTTAGAATCAAAATAGGTCACAAGATGCTTTTCGTCATACAGAGCATTGATTACCCAGAAACATCTATCACGAATGTATCGCTTCGAAATCAACCTGATTTTATAGTTGTCACGATGTTTTTCTCTGCTAATATATTCACTACCAGAACGAACAGTATCCATGATATCATCAAAGTATTCACGTTCTTTTGCTTCCTTGTATACCTTTGGTATAGATGCAATTATCCCAAAATCATTATATTGAACGGCCTTTGCAGGATTTTCGTCATAATACTTATGAATCAAATCTTTCATTGCCTTTTCAAACCCAGTGAGGTCTTTTTCAATAGCTTTCATAACAAGATTGAATTTAAACCAATCGAGCATATCTTCGTATTTTTTTAAATCCGGAATACATCCAATGCTTGGGTCAACTGCAGAATAAAATCCATTGCCGATAAATTCTATTATGCGTTGACGAATATTCTGACACGATCCAAACTCACCATAAATGTTATCTGCAAGTGCAAGTGCATAAACAAGGGTCATAGATTGGGTATAGTCATTCAGAAATCCGGTTCTTGGAATAACAAATGGTTTCATAGCAATAGTTCCTCTGTAACACTGTTGATTCTCATCATATTACAAAATACCTACTATGTCAACTGCTAATTTACAGTTCTATGTCTTCTAGACCTGCGGCACGTAATTTTATTATATTGCTTATTGAAAAAGATTTTTGATCAAGTGACTTGATTATCCCTTGCATCTGGTTTCTTACCAATGAAAATTCATTGATAACATGTTGCATGTCTACAACCGAATCTACACCATCAACATATTTTTCGGCATCTCTACTTGAGAGTTGCCGATTATAATGTTCTAGAAATTTTCTAAATTCCTTACTTCTTAATTTTCTGTGTTCTATATTAAGATACTCAAGTATGGCTTCTATCTCTTGAAGTTGGTAAAAACGATATTCCACTACGCCCGGCATGTCGCGAGAATGCTTCTCTACGCTGCCCCTTAATGATAATTCTTTTTTCGCTTCTTCTATCTGCGTTTCGTAATAAGAAATTGCATTAACAATATTGCCTACATTATTTCTTACCTTGTTAAGCCATCCTGACATATATTATTCCTCATAATTGTCATAATCGTCGTAATAGTTTTCTATATATAGTTCTTTTATAATAGCAGTCAATGTAGAACAGTGTCCAAAAAATTCTTCTTTGTTTTGTTCTATTTCAATTCCGTAGCCAGAAATCAATTCTAAATATTTTTCTGCAATCATATTTTTATCTTTGGAATTAGTATTTGATTTAAGCAAATCCCAAATTTCCAAAATCATCTCCATATCTTGCATATATTATCCCTCCTGAATAGGACATTGAGGGACAAGTAAATTCCCCTCAATGTCAATCCATATTTATGTTTTGTTGTTAAATTATTCAGTTTCAGGTTGTTCTTTGATAACTACTTCATCCGACTGTTCTTTTTTGTCTCGGTCTTTATCCCACTCGCTCATGATCAAGTCATATATTCCGTTTATATTACTATTGTATTCTTTTTCAAAGTATTTGTGTTCATTGCCGTCATTATCAATATAAACTGCTTTATTTCCAGTTTTTGTGATGATTTCTTTACTCAACAAATAATCATACATTCCACTGTAAACATTAAGCCCAGTCTCGTATGGAATTTCTAATTCAACTGCTTCAAATGGCTTTGAATAACGAGTTTTCATAATTTTACACTTTGCACGAATGCCATGAACCTGCGAAGTTTTGTTACCATCTGCGTCTTTTTTAAGTTTTAGTTTTGTCATAGCGACAACTATGCTAGACGCATAAATGAAGCCTTGACCGCCACTTATTTTATCATCTGGATCAAACATATCCTGACTTGCATAAGTATGGTTCGTAGCTATCAGCCCCATGTTAAGGTCAGCAAACATGTTGACACAGTTTCTAACAAGAGCAGTAAGTGCTTTGGGCTTTCGGCCCATATCGCCTTTTAAATCGCCCTTACTAAATTGGGCAACATCCGTTGGTGTTAGCAACATTCCCAAACTATCAAGAACAAACAATACTTTTGGTCTAGTATCGTCTTCATTTTTTTCAGGCCCGTCGCCGTACTCGGTTTTGTATTCTTTTACAAAATCGTTAATAATCTTTGCAACATCGTCAATCATTGCAACATTTAGTTTAAGCAACCTATCTTCACTAGTATCAACTCCTAGTGCATGTAGCCAAGATTCATCCAGTGCGTTCTCACTATCAATAAGAACTACGAAGATTCCTTGTTCTTGTGCGCTTTTTACCAAGTTTCCACTTGCAATGAAACTTTTTCCTGCACCGCTTTCACCAGCTAGAACGGTCACTTTACCAAGTGGAATTCCTTTATTAAAGTCTCCACTGATAAGTTTGTTGAGTGTGTAATTTCCTGTGGAAATCCAAGTATCAGGATCGCGGAATCCGGCACTCATACCCGGAACACTTTTAGTTAAACTTTTTCGAAACTTCGATACGTCAAATGGTTTTACCATACTTTTCTCCAAAATAATATTATTTTGAGAGCAACTTTACTGCTCTCAAAGTTTTTTTGTATAATTATTTCAAGATTTATTATGCAGGTTTTCTATTGCGAATTGCAGCTAGAATATCTTGTGCACTTTTTCCTTCATCTGAGGAATTAACTTCAGGTTCATCTTCTGCTTCATCTTTCAAAGATTCCTTTACAGGCTCTTTTGCAGGTTCTGATTTAGAAGTTCCAGAATCTCCTGTAGGATTGCTATCCAAATTCAAACCAGCAGGCTTGTAAAAGTTTGCAAACTTATCAGGGTCATAAAGCTGACCATCTACGCTATCTTCAAACATTGCAAAAATAGCTTCTAGTTCTTCTGAACCTGGTTTCTTAGGAAGGAAATCGTTTAGGTTAAACAAACCAAATTCGGCTATTGCGTCACGCTCTTCCTGTGTCAAACTACGTGACCTACGCGCCCAGTTTGAAGTTGCATAACTTGCATACTGCCCTTTTTGTGTTTTTGTTACACGGAAGTCAGTTCCACCCTCATAATCAGTAGGAATTTCATCAAAGTCAGGGTCCATCAATGCCGCTTTGATAATATTGAAAATTTCTGGCCCCATGATAAACCGACGAATTGGGTTTTCAGGAACATTTTCTTCCTGTAGACCAGAATCTACAGCAAAACCTTGGAACAGATAGCTGCGCTTTTTCCAATAAGTTCGCGCCATATCTTCCATACTGGGGTCTTTAAACCAAGGACGAATCTCGTCGTGGATTGGGCACTTTTCGTTCCACATTTCCACGCAAGGAACAGTTACCATTACTTTTCTAGTTTCGTCTCCACCCTTAACACCACTGAAAGGGATTTTAATCATTTGACGCTCACGCCAAAAATAAATGTTATCATCGTCTCCATCTGGTAGGAAACGTAGTGTAGCGGTCGTTCCCTCTGCAATGTTCCAGAATGGATAAATGGTGTTATCACTATACCCACCACTAGAACCGCCTTTATTCTTGCTTTCTTGTTCTAGTAGCCGCTTACGAATTTCTGCTAATTTTGACATATTTTTCTCCTGTGTGTTAGCCATGTTAGTTATGTTAGTTATGTTAGCCATGTTAGTTATTATGTTAGTTATTATATTAGTAATATAAGTTGTTAATTTAATCAATATCAAACTGATTAAGTTTATTTATGATATTACTAATACACATTTCAGAAAGATTTTCATTTTTCTCTCTTAAATGTGGGTTAATTATAGCACTAGATTCTAAGAATGTCAACAACTTTTTTGCAAAATTTGTATATTTTTCGTTGAACCTATAGACATCATCGCTCAATTTTTGTAAGTAATCTTGTGCCTCAGTGTCTTCTACCTTGGTAGAAAGGTATCCCGCAAGAGCAGATACCATTGATTTGTCATCCTCAAATGACAAATTCTTCGGATTGTTAGCGTCGCTATCATGGATAGGTTCGCTAACAACAAATTCTTTTCCGTTTACGAAATCATTTGAAAATTTATGTAACTCAGATTCGTTCTGGGTTCTTTCATATAAACGAGTCGCCACGCTTTCTAAAAATGGTTTTATGTCAGAAAATTCTTCTGGCAAATCTACATGAAACTCTACAAGATTTTCAGAATTTTCTTCTATTATATTTTCTTCATAATTTTCAAGAAATTTATTATACCCTGATTTTGTATGCATGGAATTTATTGCTGAATTAAGTTCAAAAATTCTAGATTTGACTTCATCAAGAATTTTTGAATTATTTTCTTTAAGATTTGTATCTTTTTTTGAATAATTTATAAATTCTTTCAGTTTTGATTGTTCATTTATGACGCTTATAATTCTTCTACCATTCTCATCATATGGCGTTCCGCCTTCGCTTACATGAACACACATAGCTTTCGCACCCGAAACATTCTTATAAGGAAATCGAAACCTTTCACCCATGCTATTTTCTATAAAAATAGCATGTATATTTCTTGATCTGCTTCCGCGTTTTTCTTCGTTTACGCGCTTTGAATGACGGATATAAAGAGTGGCGTTTTCAAATGTTCTGCGACTTGTTTTTACTGTTCCCCATGGGCGAGTAAAACCTTCAGTAACAGCTTGAAAAGAAAAATCTTTTGGTGTTATTTTTTTATCAAATGTTCTCAACACATACTGTATATTATATGTTCTGGCAATTTTTTTCAATATGTCTAGTAGAGGTCTTATTTCGTTAATATCATTATCATCGCCAATATTAACTTTTAATTTAGAAATTTCATCCATGGTTTCTAAATTAACCATAATATTTTTTTCTTCATTATAAAATCTTCTAGCCTCATTCGGTGATAACGTGCTTTCGCCACTATCAGTATAAAGAGAAAGTGAAAGTTGATACGATTTCAAAGCTTTAAAAATTTTTTCAGAAAGTTTACCTACGTTTATTGCCATGATTATTCCTTGTTATTATTATATTTATAAAATTCCTATCGGCATTGGCGCACCATAATCTTCATCTTCGTCAAAACTATTTTTTATATCTTCAAAAGTTTCTTCGTCATATCTTGCAACAACTTCTATCATTCTTATAGCAACTATTAAAGACATGACCAAATCATCGGTGTCGCCTTCCTTTGCTTTATAGGTAGTTCCACGAGACACAAAAGTTTTTAATTCTTTTACTAAATTTTTGCTATTAATTTTAAGTTTTTCATTTTCAACCCAGTTTTTCAACCTAGCACAAGCTGCCAATTTACTTGTATGAGTAGTGGTGAACCCTTTTCTATATTTTTTAGATTTTTTTATTCCACCAATTCTTTTAGGTTGCGATAAAAATATTCCCGGTATATTTTCTTCACCCATTTCTTGTATGGTTACTAGAGCAGCTTCGCCTATTGTATTATTTTCAATACTCCAGTAGATTTCCGAATCAGAATTAGATTTAATAAATTCGCACATTTGCCTCAAAACCCCGACTTGGCTCTGTATAGGAGTCATATTACTTTGCCATTCTGCTACCTGACTTAATTCTGGCAACGATAATACTTGTATAGCGGCAAAATCTCCACCTGTTCCAAGACTAGGATCAAGGGATACAATATACATTCTATCATTTTTTATATCATCATACCATCTTACTTGCCCAGTTTTAAATTTTGGTTCAGAACCTTCGTCCATATGTGTCAAGAATATACTATTAATCAATGTTTCGTCATATGCAATGAATTTAAGTTCAAATTCACGCATAAATCTTTCTTCACCAATTTTTCCACGTTCTTCTTCCGCCCACTTATCGTCTCTGTCAGGATGCTCGTCCCAATGAGCAATAAAGTGCTTGAATCCATTTATTCCAACATCGCGTTCATTTCCAAATTCATCTATATTTTTATTTGCTTGTTTCCAAATTTGAGCAAACTGGTCATTATCTTGGTTCGGTGTGCTTGTGATGATACAGCGACCACCTGTGGACAGCGTAGGAGATAGTGAAGTCCAGAATTCACTTGCAATATTAGCACCAACGAACGCAAATTCGTCCAAATAAACAAGAGTAAGAGACATACCACGTCCAGTATTTTCTGTTGTAGCCTGTGCAACAATCCTGCTACCATTATCAAATTCAATACTACCACGGTTATATGCAACTACGCCAGCACGGACAAAATTTGGCATATTTTCATAAATGTAACGTATTCTTCCCATAATTTCCTGCGCACCACGAAAAACATGTGCAGCGATGAGTATAGTGCTATCTGGGTTAAACATCGCATACCATAACAGATATGCAGCCGCACACTGCGATTTTCCACTTTGTCTAGGCAACATGCTAATACTGTTACGATGGCCATGATAAACATCAATTAAACGCTCTTGATATTCAAAAAGTTTAAACTTCATTCTTCCCTTAGTAGGGTGCTGTAGATAACAATACTCTTTTATGAAATATTTTGGATCAAATGTACATTTTGCCATTTCCGCAATCTCATATGTATCCATTACTTCATTTTTGTGCGGAATTTTAACTAAATCGTTATAATTAGATGACATTATATTTACCTCTTATAATTATATTTATAGATAACTAAAAACTATGAAGGTATATATAAAAAATCTGGCCCGAAGGCCAGATATAAGTTGTGAAAATTTTATTATTGTTATTATAGCAAACCTGCATGTTTTCTTAGGTTCGAAAGGTTAATACTTTCTGTTACTTGTTCTTTATTTTTGTCGTCTTCTTTTTTCTCTGTTTCTGTTTCCACGTCGTCTTCGTCAGAATCAGGTTCTTTTTCTTCTAGCAAATCTTCGCCTTTAAACTTTTTATAAGATTCTGTCATTTTCTCAATGGTATGCGAACCTTCATCAACTGTTACGTGACTTCCTTTTGCACCAAGATAGCGTCTTAAACTGGTGTCAACAATTTCGCCAGTGGGTTGTTCCATCTCGCGGGATTCTCCATCAAAATGTTCTGTGCTATTTGCCCATTCTTCTAGTTCTTCCTCTTCGCCTACAACCTTTGCGTCATCAACGCCTTCAATTCCTCTCAATTTCGAAAGAATATCATTCATCGGATCGGTTGTTGCTCCGCAACTGCTAGTCACAGCGGCTTCTGGCTCTTGAACAGGAGCAACCATAGGTTCTTCTGCTGTAGCGGAATTACCATTAATCATTCCAGCCAAATATTTTAATTCTTCTACAGAATCTGCATTTACTGTAATTGTCATTTTTTTCTCCTGTTACTTTATTTTATATTCAGTAGCAAGAGGTTTTCTTGCTTTTTCTAGTTCACGCATAAATTTAGTTTTATGTTTTTCCCCGTGATAATCCTCTGCCTTTGGATTTTTATATTCTTTATAATTGGGATCAGTCAGTCGTGTTTTATACTTTGGCTCTTTATATCCTTCGGCATTTTCTTCACGGTGTATTTCATCTATTTCCTCAGCAGGTTCTGCTCGGTTTCTTACACGAATTTCACCTTCGCTTATTCCTAGTTTGGAAACTACTTCGTTTACTAATACGGCAGGCGACATCGGTAAACGAGTTTTAAAATCAATGATATAAACTTCTCTTGCGCCAGTGTTATAAAATTCTAAAGGCGCGGACTGTAATATAGTTCTTTTGGGTGTTTCTATATCAAATGCTTCGTATTTTCTTAAATGAGTTTCAAACTTGTCCAACTGCTCATCAGATAGTTCAATGATAGTCTTTAAGCGAAATTCGTAGGTCTTTTGGCTTTCCATAAGGTAATGATGCAATCTTTTCATTTTTAATTCCTCTTTTCACTTATTTATCATTTTTATTATTATTTTCTATAATCTGTCGCAACAATTCAGTTCTATTTACTTCTATTTTTTGGGAATCGCCATTTATAGGGATTGCGTCATCGCCGCGTTCACGTCTTTCTTTTATTTTTTGATCCAATTTCCTATTCTCGTGGTCAACCTTTGCCTTTTGTATTTGCAACTGTATCGCCTTTAATTTCCTATCCATTTTAGATTGTTTTGCAGTTATCGCATTACTCATTAGTTTTGACGCAGCATCATAAATCTGAGCGACATTTCTGTCCTCAACCTGTTCTCCCATATTTACTAGCTTTTCAAAAGTTTCCATTGATTTTTTTGCCAACTCGTCCATTTCGCTGTCTAGTAATTCTAAACCACGAACTGCGCCAAGCGACTGATCAATTTTATCTACCTCGGATAACATGTCTTTTAATTCATCCATATAATACACATCGGTTTCAGATTCTTCCAGTATTTCTACAGAAAATTCTTCACTGTTATCTTCTACATCTGGCAGGTTTAATATTTCTTCAAGTTTTTTCATTTGTTTTACCTTTTTTTCGGAGACCTAAATATTTCATTTTCAGTTATAACTCTAAAAGTTAGACCCTGTTGTTCACACCACATTTCGGCCATCTTCCATTTTTCTGCATTTATCGTAGCAGCAGCTTTGTCACGCTTTCGTGTACTATTTCCAAGAATCTGATTAGAAGGTTTAACTTCTATTATTTCTGCGTGTTGGTTTCCATTTGCATCCGTATATATAACAAAAAAATCAGGAACATATGTAGTAACTTTTTTTGTTAGTGGATTTCTGTATGGTATTCTGACACTTTCACTTGCCCATCCAGTAACATTGGGATGTTCGTCAAATAATTTCATCACATGCTTTTCCCAAGATGAACGAAAATATGGTCTAGTTTTTCCCAGATACTTTTCTGGATTTTTTAGTGGATAATAATCTTGGTAGTATTTTGGCATAATATCTTCCTATATAAAGATATTTATATGTGATTGATTACCTAGTAATGTCTATAAGGTCATCAATCAGATTTTGCAGTTCGGCTAAACCACCAGTCAACCCTATTGTGTCAGAATACCTTGTTATTTCTGTTGGTGTTTGCGATTCTAAATCTTCTACAGTTGTTATAGGAGAAACGTTTGAATTTTGAGGATTTGCAATATCTGAAGAACCAGTTAAATCAGAATTTTCAACATTAGTTGTACCAGAATTTGTCGGCTGTTGAGTTTCAACTGCTTCCGATCCCTGGGTGGAAATTATAATAGATTCTGGTTGAAACACGACGGTATATGTTACTACTTCACTATCACTATAATCAAGATTATTGTTGTTAATACTAGTGATCATACAGTTTACTAAAACGTAAGTTTTTTCTTTAGGACCACCATCCATAATAATCCTAATAGTAGGTATAGCTACTCTGTTTGGATAATTCGGCGCAGTATAACCAACCTTACCACTAGGCGGCTTACTAGATAGAATAGGACCTAGTACCCCACCACCAGCAGAGTCTGCTCCTAATCCATTATTGTCATTGTAGTAATTTGAAAAATATGGGAGGTATATTTTATCTGTAAATTGGTTATCGTGTGTGTCTATAATTTCAAGAGTGCAAGTCCCATAATTAATTTTTTGTTGGATAGTACGCTTTATATTATATTGTTGAACAACTTTGTTTTCCACAGTAATTTCTGGCAAAATAATACTTTTAATAGGAATATTTTGTATTGGGTCAGCAGTAGCAAGATTTATAATAGCATAAAATTTAAATTTTTGG